TACTTAGTATAGCTGCCTGTCCTGTAGCTCCTTGTGGGTTAGTTGTTGGAAAGCTAGTTTGGTTTGCAATAGCTGTAAAACCACCAACCTCATCTATAAGGTCAATAATACGTGCATTGATAGCAGCTGTAGTAGCTACAAATGCGTCAGAGTTAGACCAAGTTACACCACTAGCAATAGTCTCACTAGAGTCTTGTCTAAGAAACTTAGCCTCAGCTTCTGTTTCTGTGTAGTATCTACTATCTAAAGATGTGGTATTCATCTCAGATAATGTAAGCTTGTCAGATTGTAGTAGTGTTTTTATCTCACTAGCAGTCTGGTCGGCTGTAGCTCCTGTTTCTATGTTAGCTAGTTTACTTTGCTCTGCATCACTAAACTCGTTAGTGTCAGCGTTTGCTTCGTATGCAGTTTTTATTTCTGCGTTAGTTTGGTCAGCTGTAGCATTAGGCTCTATATTATTTAGCTTGCTGTGGTCAGCATCTGTAAAGACATTACTGTCTGTAGCAGCTTCTACAAGTACTCTTATCTCTGCTGCTGTCTGGTCATCTTTTGCACCTACATCAATGCCATCTAGTTTACTACCATCTGTTGCTACATCTCTACCATCTACAGTACCAGATACAGTAATGTTACCTGTAACTGTAAGAGCACCTGTTGCAGCTGTGCCAGTAGTTGATACGTTTTGATTTCCAAATGCTGGTGTTACTTTAGTACCATCTATCGCAGCTGACGTATTAATATCAGCGTTAACTATTGTACCATCAACTAAGTTAGCACTTGCTACAGTTATATCTGTAGGCAAAGCACCACTACCTAGTTTTGCCATTGTTACATTATCATTAGCTATCTTAGCTGTAGTAACATTATCGTCCCTGATCTTGGCTGTAGTAACTGCATCGTCACGAATGTTAGCAGTCTGTTCTAGTTGGTTTTGTTCTTCTTGTGCAGCAAATAATAACTGCTTATGGTTGGCATTAAGGTCAGCTGCCTTAACTGATGACCCTGCCGTATATGTAGCCTTCGCACTATCTACATTTGTATCACGAAAAATACGTATAAGTGCAGGGCTAGTTGGAATATTGCCTGATGTAAAAACTACATTACCACCACCTGTAGTAGTATAGCTTGTTATATTATAGTGTGTGCTTGTTGTTTTTGTAACACCATCTACTTCAACTTTTATATCAGACTCTTGTATAGAAGGAAAGGTAAACTGCTTAGTCGCATTACCATCCCCAGTGTATTCTACGAATGTTGTTGCCATTTATTTGTATATGTTGAGGAGGTCATTTGACTGTACCTTTTTAAGATACTTTTGACGTTTTGTTTCTTTTTGTTCAGCAATAACTTCAGCCACCTCTGGCATTTCCATTATTGATGCCCAAGCTTTACGTCTTGCTTCTTGAAAGATTTGATCTATCTTACCATTGTGCCAGTAGTTACGAGCATCATACTGAGCTCTTTTACCATCACGTATATCTTTACGCATAAGTTCTAAGGATGCAATAGCTTTTGGATCTTTTGCTAACTTGTTTAGTTCAAGCTCAATGTTTTGATCTCCTATAGCTTTTTGAAACAATGATCTAATACGTGGTGTGTCAGTCAAGTTAGTGCTATCAGGAGCATAGTATGTAGATAGACGTAAGTCGTAGCCACTATTAAATAAGAACTGTCTACCTTCGCTTTGCTCTAGTGTCAGAGTAACAGGACTAAACATGTTAAATGCTCTAGTTAAGAAGTCCCAGTTATTGATAGGCTTACCATTTAGCATATCATACTTAATAGGAAGCTGCTCACTTGTTAGAGTTTCACTAATTAGGTTTCTGTTTCTTAATGACTGATCTATACCAGACCCAATCTCACGCATATATGGTACAAATAATTTACCCATTTCATTACGTAGACCAGCTAAAGGTACAGAGTTGTTAACTAAACCAGCTATGATTCTATCAAACTGTCCCGGTCTACCAGCAAACAAGTCAACAAATGACTGTATACCAGCAAGATAAGACTTACTTGTAATCGCTTGTGCAACTACTAATGATATCTTTTGTAGTTCTCTTTCTGTCCACTCTTCACCCATAAGTAAACTTGCGTCACCTACGTCAGCGATTGTAGACATAATTAAGTTGAAAGGTTCAAAGGTATCGTAACCTACACGTACAGCTCCAAGCTTTATAGTTCTTGGTTCAAACCTAGAGTCTAGCCATAGCTGTCTCTTCTGTCTATCAACTGGCCCGTTACCTGTAAGATCTCCACGCATCCATGCCATTGATGCCATAAACACGAGAGCAGAGCCCATCGCCAATCGGCCTGTTTGTAGTGCCTTTGCATTAGCTAGTTCGACTGCGTTTGTAATACCGTAGCGTTCTACATTTTTTAGATTGCTAGGTGTAGCAAAGGCTATGTCGTTGAACTCTTTGACTAAGAAGTTAAAACCGGGTGTATGTTTTGCTGTAAGTGCAAGACCGTTGACACCAGTTCTAGCAAATAGAAAGAATGGTTTTGCCCAAGGGTTAGCACTAAACACATCGTTGAGACCTTTTGCAAAGCCTGTAAGCTCTTGAGTAAGTGTTACTTCTCGTCTAGCAAACTTAGTAGCTTCGTCTATAATATTACCTTGTGAGTCAAATACCTGTGCATAGAAATCATCTTCATATGCTTTTAGTACTTCTCGATTTATTTCTGGTAGCTTGATGCCGTCAGCAGCTTGTAAGTCAAGAACATTACGCAAAGCTTTTTCACGCATCTTAGCACGGCCTATAATGTATGCAAACGCATCGTCAGTTGCGGCCATGATCTTAGTAGAGTATGTAAGCAAGTTACTATTATTCATAGACCTAGCCATGTTTGCTACTGCAAACGCTGCACGATCTCCAAAACTAGCTCTACCACTGTCTTCTGCCCATCTACGTATAAGCTCCCAGTTCTCGTCACCACGAGTAAACTCAGAGTAACGTGTCTTAATAGTTGCTATATCACCTTTCCAGTATGAGTTTAGTTTTTCTCTAAACAATGTAAAGGACTCAGGTATAGCTTCTATCATAGCGTTCATAGATGCCAAGCCTGCACGTACTGTAGCACTGTCACCTTTGAACGGATAACGCATGGCAGCTCCAAGTGTAGTAGCCATGGGACGCAAAAATGTTGCAATGGATGTACCAGTAATCGCTCGCAATGGTGTTTTAGGGCCGGACAAAACACTATGAGTAAGTACGCCTTCTAGCTCACGTATCATCACACCTGTACGGTCTGCACCTTTTGGATCTAGTTGTCCACCTTTTATTATCTTTCTAGCAAAGTTATCAAAGTCATCAAGTGTATTGACATCTTTCATCATAGAGAAAGCTTCAAACAAGGCATTGAGTAGATCATCATTTTTATCATCCTTAGCTATTTTTAGCACTGACATAATAGATTCTTTTGCGTCTTGTACATCAGCCTTGACTGCATCTTCAATACTCTTAGCTCGCTGTTTACCAGCACCTAATGCTCTAAATGAGTCAGACTTTACAAATCTAGCTTTCTTTGTATGATACAATGCAGTTAACATAGTATCTACAATCTGTTTAGCTGGGCCATCTATGTCATCTAGTGACACTAAGTCTGCTATTTCTCTACCAGCAATACCAGTATCTCGTAGCTGTTTAAGTAACGAACCTACAACTAGGTCAGTTACAACTACATTCTTAGATGTAAATATTTCGACACCATCTACAACGTCTTTGTTTGCTTCTAGTAGCTCTTTGAGGTATTCGTTAGCTGATAGTTCTGATGCGTTTCTACCCTGTGTTATAGCTTGATGTCCGTCAACAGCTTCTTTAAATGTTTGAGCTAACTTAACTCTGTCACCTTTTGCTGCTTTTAGTTCTTTTGCAAACCTTTCACTACTCATCAAACCTTTGAGTACACGCTCCACCTGTTTAACATCTGTGTCACCCTTGAGAGCTATACGCTCACGTTCTACAGGTGTAGTTACAGAACCAGTAGCTCCTTCTTCAGATCCCCACTCGTTACGTGTACGAGATAGTTGCTGACGTGCTACGTCTGGATCTACCTCTGATGTATGAGCACCTTGATAAGGTTGAGATACAGGTGCATTTTTATCCGCACGAAACTGTATTTCGCCTTCACGTATCTGTGCAACAGCAGCTTCTGTGCTTTGCTTAGACACACTAGCGTTTCTATCTTGTATCTGTTTTAGTACTTTTTGTGAGCCTTTACCCATAGCATAGGTCATACCATCAAAGAATAGTCCTATACCCATACCTTCTACAATATTTTTTATCTTCATTACAACAGGGTGGTCTGTATCTCTGGTAGATAATGGTGTATCAAACCAGCCATATCTATCACGCAACGCACCGAGAGCGTTCTGACCATCAGACTCCTTAGAGACAAGGTCAGATACAGCTCCAATACCAGCAGCTCTGATAAAACTGTTTGCACCTAATAACTTTGTAGCTGCACCACTTAGGCCAACTACACCAGTTGCAGCAAGTCCTTTTGCAGCTAGTACAGTACCAGCAGCTAATGAACCAAAATGTACAAGTCCACGTAACTGCCTACCCCACCATGTTTTAGTTTCGATAGGATTATCATAGTTTGTAAATGGATCCCAGTCAGGTCTGTAGTAACCTAACTCTTCCTTTTCTCTTTGCATTGTGCCGTCCAATGCTTCTTTTGTTCTTTCGGCAAAGGTGGCTACAGAGGATGCAGTATCCTGTAAACCACCTGATAAGATAGACTGACCTTCTTTGACTAATGCTTTGAAGCCCCACTTTTCTGCATTACGTGGGTCATCTTGTTCAGCGACAGCCTGCTCTTCTTCGGTCTGCTCTTGTTTTGCAACCTGAGCTTTTGCTTCTTCATCTTGTTCGATTGTGTCAGCTAGTTGATTGACTTGATCGTTTACATAGTCAAAAGCTCGTTGGTCTATCTCAAGTTTTACACTTGGATCTTCACTCATAATTATACCTTAGTATTAAATGTTCAACTTTAGCATCGCATTGATTGCCGCCGGTGACAGTGTGTTTGGATTTAAGAAGGGTGCTTCTTTCAACTCTGGTACAGCTTCCAATAACTTATCATTGTCTTCTTTTGACAGAGTTGTTTTTTGTTTGTGTGGTATGTTGATACCAGTTATAAACTGTTGACGCTGTATGTTTGTTTCTAGCTGTCGTATAAACATCTCAGCATTTAGTTCACTCACGCTAGGTTTAGTTTGTATCATCCACTCTATGTTGTTATTTTTAGTTGCAACATCTAGAGTTTTAGTAGCGTTATTTTTATTAAGTAATTTATTTTGATCGTCAACATTATCCAGTTCTTTACGCTCTGGTAGTTCAGTCTTATCTTCTTCTTTCTTATCTACTTTAGCAATCCTTGCTCTAAATATTTCTTCTGGTGTAAGATATGCACCATCAGCTTTTTTTAAAAAGTTAAAACGCATGTAGTACGCTGGATAACGACTTTCGCCACCAGTTCTCTCATATTCACGTGCTAAAGCTAAGTGTGGTGCTTCGCCTGCCCACTCTTCTGTACTATATATTAGGCTCGGATCTTTACCAATAGCATCTAGTGTGG